ATTCACTAAAGACACAACAAGTTCAACCGGAACTTTACCACCCCTAGCAGCACCTTTACCTTGAATAGTCAATTCAAATTTTAAATTACTGCCAGTGGTACTTTCTGAAGAATTAGATTTAATTTGAAAATTGTATCTATCACCAGTATCAGCATCTTCAGCAGATACTTTAACATCTTGCGTGAAAGTTCCCTTTGAAGCTTTCCCTGATGTTATTTCAAAATTACAAATGAAATCATTTTTTGGATCCACTATAAACGGATCAGCAATAGTATCTATTAATGCTTTATTTTCTTTTATATTTTCTTTAACTTTATCAAAATTAACTTCTTCTATATGAGCACCACTATCTGTTAGTTTCAATGAAATACCAACAACTTTTGGATCTCTGCCAGTTAACAAATCAATTAATATTGAATTTAAATATAAAGTTCCAGCTCTAATATAATTATCAAGTTGAGCACCTTCAAACTTCTGTGATGATTCTTTGTAATCCATAATCTTTTTCATTTTATCATCAATATATTTTTCAACTGCTTGTTGTGTGCCCCTAACTGCCCATACATCAGCTGGGTTCCAAGTATCTTTTTGAGATATACCAAATTTATCTTTTATAAGTTTAGTAATATAATCCATAAAACCACCATCCCTTTCAAATCTTTGAAATGTTGATGATGAATATTTAGCAAGTAAAACTTTCTGACTGAAGTAAAAAGAATTTAACCAATCAATATATGGAAAACCAGAATTACCTTTAACTTCAAATAACTCTCTCAATTTTTGTAAATCATCTTTAAATGTTTCTAATAAAACATCTTCAGGTAAAACTTTTTTAGTTAGCACTACTGAATTTGTTTTTAATTTAACCATTGCGGCTTTAATTTTTTTATCATAATCTACATTTTTGACTAATGATTGTTCAAAAATATAAGCTGCACCCCGTTCTTGCATTGCAGTCTTTACTTTTGGTAGTTTGTCAGAATTTGCACCGCCACCCTCTTTATACATTACGGTGAGTGGTTTTAATTCTTTAAAATATTTTGTGAAATCTACTACAGTAGATTGGAAAGAAGATCCACTTGTCAATTTGGATTCAAAAGGAACTTTTTGTTTTTTAAGAACTGTTTCAAAAGATGATTTAAATTCTTGTCTTTTGCCAACTCTTAATATAAGTTTGTCTGTAGTTTTAAACTCAAAATCGGCACCTTGAGTGGACAAAGTCCTATCATTAACAATCACACTTGTAATTAATTCTTTATACAAATTTTGCTGTTCTTGTTTATTCATTTATAGTCCTATCAATTTATTGGTGTATTTATCCTATCTCAATTACCATATACTGTCAAGCAAAGAATGCATCTAAAGAACCTTTATTCATATAATTGTCTACGATATCAAACTTCTGTTGTTTTTTAGAGAATGTCCAGACTGGTTCTATGTAAACTTTCTTCATAAACTCATCTAGATTCTCTACGTTCTTTGGCCTTTGCATAATACGCATACCCAATTGACCACAGAAGTTTGCACCATTCTTAACCATATCATCAATCAAATCATCACTTGCATAGTATCTTGTAGTTTTAATCTTTGGATCCATGATGTTAACAAATTGAAACCCATTGTCACTTAGACTTGCAAATGTTTTACGATTGACAGGCAGATAAAAACCATTCCGCCATTGTTCATACGTTTGATATCTCGACCACGATTGTTCATCTGAATGTTTACCATCTGTATTATATTTCTCTGTTGCAAAATATGGTGGTGATGTAAACGCACAATCAATTGGTGGTAAAATAGAATAGTCAAAATCTTCAGCTGGCTTACGATGTATCTCTACACGTTTCTTGCCTTCAACGATAAAGTATTCATTGGTGAATGTAGTCTTTGGTTTCTCACCATACAACTTCTCATACTCAATGCATTGTTCAAAGTATTTCAAATATGTTTGATCATTAGGATCTGTACCATAATATTGTTCTGCACTTGAACAATAGAAACCAGCAAGTCTATCACCCCAGCCACAAGATGAATCAAACACAGTCTTTGCATTTGATATCTCATAGAGTAACTTTGCAACTTGTGGCTTGAATTGTGTTGCAATATAGGCACTCAATCTAAACGATGAAATATAAGCACTAACTGATAGTTCTTTGTTACCCAATCGCCATAGCGCAAGAAATACACTACGCAAGTTGTCATTGTTTTCCCAACGATAGATTGGAGATTTATATCCCCATGCATCACATTTATATCTTAGTGTTTGATGAAAATAATTACTCACGTTATTGAATTGTGAGCCCATTTGAATCACGCCAAGACCATGTTCAGAATACTTTCTACCATAATCTTCAAACTTTTCAATCACAATATCTTTTACTTTATCGTGTTCTTGAAATGTAGATTTCAAATCGGATAGTGTTAATGCCCAAAAGGCACTTTGCATATCTTCATAGGTAATATCACGCAAAGGGCATCGTGGTTTTGTAGTTTCAATTAGACGAATCAATTCAGCAACAATAGTTTCTTTATCAAATTTCTCATTGACAAGAGTCCATTGTTGCTCATTCAGAATGGGAACACCATTTGAATTTCTATTCTCTAAAAGATAATCATACAAAATCATACTTTAAAACCATTAAAGTTTTTTCTACGTTCACGATTACCAAATGTATTCAAAGGCTTATCTTCAACTTTACCTGCATCAACAATATCATTCTGTGCGGAGTCTTCAACATCATACAGTCTCATCTTTGATCTATCGATACCAAGAACAAATCGTTTGTATAGATTAGGATCACCATAACGATTCTTCAACTGTTTAACAAGCACTTGATTTAATTGTTCTAGTTCTTCATTCGTTACAAGAGCAAACATAAAGTCAGCAGTTGCAGGCAAACCAAAAGACTCAGAAGTATCTTCAAGGCCTGGATCAGAGTTAGAGAAACCACTTCTTGTTGTTTGTGTTGCAGATACAATCGGAAGATTATTCTCAACAGCAAGACCACGAAGTTCTTCTGCAATTGCCTTGATATAAGAATAACTGTTTACATTTGCACCAGGTTTAATTCTAGATGAACAACAGATGTTCAAATAATCAATGAAGATAATATCAGGTTTGAAACTCTTTTTAAGAGCCAAGTCATTCAACAATGCACGGAAGTGTAATGAAGAAGCACTTGCAGTTGGGTATTCTTTAATGATTAACTTGCCTTGTGTTTTGCTTTTGAGTGCAGAGAATTTACGATTGTAATCTTCTTTAGTGATTGTTCGTAGTTCATCTAAATCTATATTTAGCAAATTTGCATCGATACGTTCAGCAATCTTTTCTTCGGCCATTTCCATTGTGATATACAATACATTATGACCTTGCGATAGACAACCAGCCGCAACGTGACACATAAACAAGGATTTACCAACACCAGTACCAGCAAGAGCAATGTTCAATGTCTTAACTGGAAGACCACCTTTTGTAATCTTGTTAAAAAGGTCTAGGTCAAAACGAATGCGAGATTCTACTTTGTGATATGAATCATACCGAGAATCAGAATCGTTGATGTAATCATGCCCGATATTGTTATCGAATGTAACACCAAGAGCATCAGATAGAAGTTGTGGGATCTCACCTTTACTTCTTTTATTATCATTATCAAGAATGCCGACAGATTCCATAATCGCATTATAGATTGCCTTATCTTGACAAAACTTTTCAGTTTGTTCAATTAACCATTGGCCTTCAGATTTTTCATCTCTACTTAAATGAATTTCTTTTAGAAGATCAATAGATTCTCTTACTTGCGGCTCAGTTAGAGATTTACTCTCTGTAAAATTAATTACGAGAGATTCATGTGTTGGAAGATTTTTATATTTGTTTACAAAATCAAATATTTCTCTGAAGACAATCCGTTCGGTGTTGTCAGAGAAATAATCTGCTTTAATGAATGGCAATACTTTTCTAGTGTATACCTCATTATAAATCAAATTCTTCAGAATCGTTTGTTCTAATCTGTTCATTATATCGGTTATTAATAATTAATTCTGTGAGTATGTCACCCATCATTGTATGAAATTTATCATCACTTTGCAAGCCGTCCATGTCATGTTCTCCGGCATGAACAATGGTATACCCAAATTCAAGTTTGGGCATACCTGATTGTTGATTTACTCTGGCGCCTGTGTAATGATAAAGAACACCCTTATAATCACCGACAAGGATTCCTATGCCGGTGATATCACTATCTTTAAAGTCAACAAACTTAAAATGTTTATCTTCTTCAAGCTTCATTGGTTTCTTGTAAAAGAATTGGGTCATTTTCTCCCATAATGCTTCCATATGCAATCTCATATTTGTGTTTAATGAATTCTTTAAACTTAGGATCTTTCAAAATCGGTTCCATGAACTCAGGTGTTGAAGTATCTGCAATTCGTTTCTTATCACCAATCTCACCAGTTGATTGGTCTACCTTTGCATACCAACCATTGGTTGGTTTAACCACATGGCCGGATTCAATTGCAAGGTCAAGTAAACCAGAATACTTACTAATACCACCATCAAAAGATACAGAGATAGGTATTTTAGATTTTTCTTTAACATAACGAGACTTTTCTACATTGATAATAAAATTGTAACCGACAATTTCGGTGCCGTCTTTTTCTTGTTGACGGCCAATAATATAAATGTTGTCAGCAGAGTAATACGAACCTGTACCACCACCAACAATATCTTTCGGGAACATACCAATTTCTTTGTATGTGTGATTCACAACAACCATTGAGATATCTTTGATGTT